CTGTTAATGCCCTTACTACTCTAAACCTTGGGTCTCTGGTGTCAGTTGGGGGATTTGGTGGAACATTTAATGCTCTTACATCCGTTGATGTTTCAAAATTACAATTCATTGTAAGTTCTGGACTTGCGTTTATCGCAAATTCATTAACGTCATTAAGTCTTGCTTCCTTGGTTTCATGTTCTGCTAATATACAAATTACAGCACCAGCACTTACCACGTTGACCATGCCATCCGTACTTGGAACATGGAAGGCCTTGAGTGGAAGCGTTATTTTAACAAGCATCGCACTCAACCAAACTTCCGTTGACAATCTACTTGCGGCACTTGCCTATATGGACGGCAACAATGGAACGCTTCTTTTTGGAACTGGACGAGCAGTAAGCATTACTGGAACCTCATCCGCTCCTAGCAACCTTGGATCTACGACAACCGCAGGATCTAACTTTGTCGGCGTTGGAACCACTTGCACGGTTAATTGGACTGGTCACGGATATGCAACTGGCAACGTCCTCCGCATTAGCGGAATCACAACGCTTACGAACGCCAACCGCTATGCCGTAATTACAGTTGTTAACCCTAACCAGTTCACCTACACGATCACTTCGCAGAGTGCAACTGGCGCAGGAACCGCAACGGTGGTGAGGGCTGGAACATCTGCCGCCGCACTCGTCACCCGTGGAGTAACTGTAACCACCAACTAAAATGGACAGACTTATCTACAACGCCGAAACCAAAGAGATCATCACTCGCATTGCGAATAGCGAGGGAACTTCTACTGGCACTCCCTTTGATATGTTTGAGGGGACTCCTAAAGAGGTTGACGCAAAGATAAAAGAATTAGGCTTAACGTCAAATGAACAATAATCCCGCTCCAAGTTCAGAGGTTGGATCAACTAGCGCAATCGTATCTTTGCTCACTTTGATTATATCTTTTTTTAATCAAACCCATGTTTGGCTACAAAACCTGACTCTTATTGTTTCCTTTATTGCCGCACTTATTGCAATTGTTTCTGGCATTAGAAAACTGAAGTCATTGGAAAAATGAGCAAACTTCTTATTGTTTGTGCATTGGGACTTCTTATTGGATGTGCAAAAGAAAAAACACAATATACTGCACCATCGGTAGTTGGAGTAAAGACGAGCATTGAAAAGCTTAAGCCGCATATTACAAACTCCGCAGGAAATGCGGCGATTAAAGACGTAATCTCCGCAGTCGATGCTTATGAAGCGCAAGTTGACCAGCAATCAAAGGATCTTGCCAAGGCGCAAAACGATGCCGCTTATTGGCATGACAAGCAAATAAAAGCCCTTAAAGAGTTGTGGACTTGGCGTTTGATTGCACTTTCTGGCATTTTATGTGTAGTGGTTTATGTGGGGATCAAGACTGCATGGAAGTTTAGACCATGATTCCCAAACTTGTATCCCAGCGGTTGATCATTTCCCTGATAGGCATTGCTCTAATCCAAGCATCTTGGAGGTGGGCCGTTGCTCATCTCTACACTCTTCCAGAGATTGCCCTAGCCGGATTCGTGACCATTACTACAAATACCCTGTATGTGACTGGGGCAATCGTTGTTTTTCTAGTAACTGGCAGGATGGTTTATGACTGGAAGATGGGAACGTCCCAAGTTCAGCAAATCCTTGGCAATGTCTCTCACGCCAAAGAAGAGATTTTTGAAAAGCTGACTAGCAACGCCAAAGAAGATAGCTACACATCGTGAAATCACCATCTAGCAACACTCTTAAAGTCCTCATGGATTATGAGGTTGGTGGAGGAGAAAGCTATTACAACAAGTATTTGAGCCAATTTACATGGCCCGGAGGTGCTTCTGGCCCGACTATCGGAATAGGAATAGATTGCGCTTATTATTCTGCTATTGAACTAGCCAACATCTTTTCCTTCCTGCCTAAAAAGCAAATTACTCTCATACAAGGAGCAACTGGTAAAACTGGATTATCTGGCAAGGAATATACTAAAACATTAAGGGAAGCAGGAATTGTTGTATCGTGGGATCAAGCCAAAGGAATTTTTGAAAAAACCACTTGGCCCAAATTTGCAAGCCTTGCAGAGAAAGCATTTCCTTCTTTAGATGAACTTTGCGATGATGCATATGGGGCTATTGTTTCCCTTGTATTCAATAGAGGATCTTCAATGGTAGGAGATAACAGATTGGAAATGAGGAACATAAGAGTTCTTGTTCCAAAGAAAGATTACAAGGGTATAGCTAATGAGATTAGGAAAATGAAAAGACTATGGGAAGGCAAGGGCATGGATGGACTTTTAAAGCGTAGGGAAGCAGAAGCAAAGTTGGTAGAAAATTGTGAAAGCAAAACGCTTGTGTAAAACTATCTACATGATATAAAGTCAATACTCATGCAATACCCTCAAGGACAAAATTGTTGCGATTCCAATTACCAGAATAATTGTTATACTGGTTGTGGAACACAATACCCAATTGTGCCGGGGTCTAACCCTGCATTGAATTATTGGAATGGTCAGAACTTTGTTGTTGCTGATGGTTCTTCTACTAATCCGATTATTCTTCCGTTTTTTGAAATAAATGCTGGAACCCCAAGCTATATTCTTGGTGCAAACAATGCTGGAAAATTAGGTTATTATTCTGTTTCTACACAAGCAACAGGATATTTTAATATTCTTATTGTGGCAGGAGGAGGTGCTGGAGGTGCAACGGCAACTTTTAGGGGCGGTGGAGGCGGTGGTGGTGGTGTTATTCAAACCACTTTACCTCTTATAAAAAATAATACTTCTAGCGTTGTAGTTGGTTCTGGAGGATTAGCGACTTCTGCCCTTGGCAATAATGGACAAAATTCTAGTTTTGGAACATTTATTGCAATTGGGGGAGGGGGAGGAGGTGGAGGTGCAACTTTATTGAATGGAGCAAATGGAAGTTCTGGAGGTGGAGGTTCTGGAATCCAAACTGGAACTGCTGGCATTGGTGGATTCCCAACTATGAATCAAGGAAATTTTGGCGGTGCTGGAGCGGTTGGAGTTCAAGCTGGATCTGGAGGGGGGGGTGGTGCTGGAGCCGTTGGCACTAATGCAATAAATTCTACTTCTGGCGGTGGAGGTAATGGTGGAATTGGAATTGCCAGCACAATTTACGATGGGACTATTAGGTATTATGGTGGTGGTGGAGGTGGAGCCAACCGAAATACCGGATCACCAACAAACGTACCGCTTGGCGGCAATGGCGGGGGTGGAAACGGTTTTGTAAATACAGGCATTCTAGCTCAATCTGGAACCGCCAATACTGGTGGAGGAGGCGGTGGAAACGATGGCACGTCTTTTGTTGCTGGCAATGGAGGAAGCGGAATTGTTATTGTTTCCTATAATTCACCAACACAAATTGCTACTGGAGGAACCGTTACTTCTTATGCAGTAAATGGCGCAACTTTTTGGGTGCATACTTTTACAAATTCTGGTAACTTTATTTCTTAACAACTAAAAATTATGTCATGCAATTCTAATACAGGATGGGGATGCGGTTGCCAAGGAACTGTGCAATACGCTCCTTCTGCTTGCAATCCCAACTTCCCTACTACTTGCACCGCACTTGGCACGGGAACAATTCAGCGTGTAGTTGGTGAGGATTCTAGCTCCTGCAAATATACTGTTCTTCCATTGGCTTCCAATAGCCTGTTGTTTTATAATGCTTCTACTGGTTTGGTTAATTGGGCTAATGGAACAACGGATGACCCTGTTTATCTTTCTCCTTCAACAACAACTCAAACATCTGGAAACCTTCTTGGTCTTTCTGCTTTGTCTGGAAATAACGGACAAGTTGTTGAAGTAATGCCAACATCACCTGTAACTCAAGCAACTTTCCCTATTGTTCCAATTGGAGGTAGCACAGTTAATTGGGGAACCATTGAGAACATCGTTCCAAATCAAGGAGTGGTTTATAAGAATGCCTCAAATGTGGTTGCACAAGCCCCTCTTGGAACCGCTGGTCAGATTTTGACGATGGTTGGTGGTGTTCCAGCTTTTGCTAATGCTCCTGACCCTGCGGCATTTATTGATGCTCGTTCCGTAAATATTTCGTATGCTAGTGTAAATTCCTTAAATGTTACTTTTGGTCAATTGGTTCTTACTAATGCCGCAGGAGATAGCGTGGCTATTAAGAACGCATTAACTTATACTCTTAATCTTGGCAATAGCGGTCTTCCCAATACACTTGATGCACCTTCATTGACTGGAAGCACTTATTATTATGTGTTTGCCATTTATAATCCTACCGCTGGTATTCTTGCAACACTTGGATCGTTAAACCCTACTAGCCCTACGCTTCCAACTGGATATACTTATTTCCGATTGATTGGATTGTTTAGAACTAATGCTTCATCGCAAATAGATCCTTTTTACAACCAAAATGGTAGAATTGTAAATTTGGGACAAACTGCCAATGTTGTTGTTACCACTCAAGCAACACAAGCTACAAATAAATACTGGTCTGGTGCTATTACATATGTTCCATATCAATATGCTTGTAGGGCATTTTTAAGGTTTGCTCTTGTAGGAGCCGCAGGAACCCAAAATGCAAATATTATTATATCAAATGTAACTGCTGGATCTACTGGAGGAACGCAACCTCCTTTGGCACAAACATCTGAAGTTTATGCGGCTATAACTGTAAGCCCTGCATATGTAACTGCTACAAATTCAACTTTTGGAACTGCTATTGCTGTAATACCAAATTCCTCTTTGAGCTATTATAATGTTTACACAACTGGAGTTCTTGGACCTGGAGATTCATTTACTCTGCAAATCTCTGGTTACGAATTGAGCTTCTTGTAATATGGCACAAGATGGGAAATGCGGTATTTATGGATTTCGTAATTCTTTAAATGGTAAATGGTATATTGGTCAAAGCGTTAATATAAAAGAAAGAATTAGATCCCATAAAGCCGCATTAAATGCTAATTATCATAATAATGAGCATTTACTTAGAGCTTGGAAAAAATATGGTGAATTATCTTTTGAGGTTTTGATTTTAGAAGAATGCAATCAATATATGCTTGATATAAGAGAAACAGCATGGATTTCTCATTACAAAAGCACAATTAGAAAATTTGGATATAATTTACTTTCTGGTGGTGGTGGATTAAAAAGACATTCAGAAGAATCTAAAAAAAAGCTATCCTTAAAAACAAAAGGAAGAAAAGGAAAGCCAATGTCCGAAGAAACTAAAAAGAAACTTTCTTTGATTAATAAAGGAAGAAAACATTCTGAAGAAACCAAGAAAAAAATATCCGAGGCAACAAAAAATCAATCAAAAGAAACTAGGGAAAAAATAAATAAAGCAAATAGAGAAAGAATGCAATTTCCAGAATCAAGAAAAAAACAATCAGAGATTGCTAAAAATCAATGGCATAAGATAAAATCTGCTGGATTTAATAATCCTAAAGAATACATAAACTCTATTACTTGATGTTATGGCGAGCGATGGCAGAGTCTTCGATGGATCAACGGACACAATTGCAATGGATGCCGAAACGCATCCTTCAATTCTTCCCGCTAATTTTGTTTCTTCGTGCGTAAATAGATCCTTTAGGCAAGGGATTAATTCTACTCGCCCTCCGTTTACTGAAATCCCTATCTCGGTAGCATTTGGTCAAGATGCTTCTATCTTGACTGATTTCCAAACAGGAAATTTCCAAGGTGCTTGGCCCTATAAATCAATAAAACAAGAGTCTGCCGATGGCTTTGTAGTATCTGTTGCTGGTACAATCTACTTCCTTTCTATTGTAAATAATGTAGGGACGCTTTATAAGCTAATTGACGGCAATGATCCAACCATGATGCATACATGGTTTGTGCAAGCTGAAGATTGGATGTATATCCAAAATGGTTATCAAAACGCAATTGCATGGGATGGCAACATTTCTGGAAAACCTACTAATCTTCAAGCGCAAGGGAATGGAACAAATAAGATTACCCTTACTTGGACAAATAATGCCCCCGGTGCTGTTTCTAACGAAATTCAAATACAATATAATCAAGGCGTATTTGAGACAGTTGCAATACAACCATATTCAGAGACTTCTTATAGCTACAATACGTTAACTTCAACAACTGTTTATGCATACCAAGTGCGGAGTGTGTATCCAGATGGCTCTTCAACTCCTTGGTCAAACATTGCCTCTACTACTTCTAGCAATCAAGTAATTACCACAGAGCAACCAAACTCTGTTTATAGGCTCAATCCATTCAAACAAGAAATGCCAATTGGAACTATCATGGCATATGCATATGGACGGGTTGCTGTAAGTGATGCCAAAAACAATATTTATGTTTCCGATATTATTTACGGAAATGGATTTACAACTACATCAAATACTCAAAACTTTACTGAACAAACTTATTGGGCTGAAGGTGGGTCTTTCACTCCCCCTGCAAGTCTTGGGTTAATTACAGGAATGCGAGTCATGCCATCCTTGAATATCAATGTTCGTGGACAGGGTGAACTTGTTGTGTTCTGTGAAAATGGTTCTTTCACTTTGGATCTTTCACAAGAAAGAACAACGTGGCAAACCAACAACATCCAAAAGGTATCACTTATTGGTAGAGGATGCCGTTCTCCTTGGAGCCTTTGCGGTGTAAACAACGATGTTTATTTTAGGTCTGATGATGGATGGGCTTTCTATAACAATGCCCAAGTAGATTTCTATCAGGCACTTTCTTTCCGCAAAATCTCTAGGGAAGTTCAGCCTTGGGTAAACTATGATACTCCTTGGTTGAGGCAGTTTGAATCTGCCATGTATTTTGACAACCGAATTATTGCTACTGTTTCTCCGTTTACTGTATCAACTGGTAGCCCATCCACTTGTGGACTGCATAGACCAAGCAGGGCAATGATTGTGCTTGATGTGGAAAGGGAAAGCGCAATTAATCCTAGCTCCCAACTTCCCACTCGGTGGAATGGTCTTTGGGAAGGGCCGCAACCAACTCAACTTGCTACTGCTCAAATTAACGGTGTTCAACGTGGCTTTGCTTTCTCTTTTGATCCTGATAATGTAAATCGCCTTTATGAACTCCAAAACAGTAGCGTTCTAGCTACTGGAGTTGATGATTACTCTGTTCAATATGGAAGCGTTCCAATCAAGTCTTATTTCATTACCAAGCGGTTTGACTTCACCCCTAACCCCGGAGCAAGCAAATTTGTTAGAAAACAACTTGTTGGTGGAGAGATATGGGTTTCTAACTTAAAAGAAGCGGTAACTATTGGGTGTGAATTTAGACCAGATTCTTATATTTGTTTTAATGAGTTTTCGCAACCAATAACGGTTGGATCAAACAAGTGTAATTTTGATACAACTAACTGCACTCCAGTAGTTTCCCAACCAAGATACGAACAAATTAGGTTGCCGTCTCCTGATATAGATCAATGCGAAAAATTTAATGACATCCCAATTCAAGAGGGTGCAGAGTTTCAAATTAAAGTTGATATAGCAGGGGCTTGTATTGTGGACAGAATAAGGCTTGCAATTGTATTCAATGATAAGATTGACCTTCCACAAGGATATTGCCCTGACACATTCTACAACAATCCAGAACCAGTAACTTGTAGTTGCGTATCTGATTTGGATTATTACAGGATTGTGCCTCTTTCTAATGAAGTTTCATCCGTCAATGGATAAAACTATTGCAAACAAAGAAAAACCAATATATAAATTAGCAACCTATGAACAATCAAAGTTCTCCTGCTCAACTGTTGTTTCCAACGGTTCCAGCAAATTATTGTCCAGAAGGCAGATGGAGTGACATCTTTAATAGCTTTATTCAGCTATACTTAAATAACGGAACTGTAAATATCCCCGGTCTTGGTCAAGTTACACCAGCGCAGATTGCTACGATCAATCAGAACATTCAAAACCTCCAAAATCTATATGATGCATTGGCGGTTAACACTAGGACGGGCACAATCAATTCTCCTGCTACTGGTTTTAGAACGCAAACTGTGAGCTTTACAAACCCAATGCCTAATACCAACTACACCATTAACATTGCATATGTTAATGACGG